TGTTGCCGCAGCTTTTACTTGTTTGCTGTGGGCCATAGAACGAGCTAGTGCTCTTGTATATCTTGCACCTAATCTGTCGTACAAGTTATCTTCCATAGCTTCTTGCGTTAAAGCAAATGCTAATGCAATTGTTTCATGCGTGTAACGTGCAGTGTAAACTTCATTCGCAGAATCAAAGTTTACTCCAGCACCTTCAGCTTTTGTTGGTGCGTTACCAAAACCTGATAACATCACTTCTTCTTCAAACGCTCTGTCAGAAGATTCTGTATCATAGATTTCTGCGTGTTCTGCATCATATCTATCATATTCCATTCCAAACAATGCGTTCAGACCTGGTTCTAGCTCTTTCGCTAGTTGTGCTCTACTTATTGCCATTATCTATTCTCCTACGCTAAGCCTGCACCTTTTTGACCAAAAATAGAATTTTGGATCACAACGTGCACATTGGTTGCATCTGATGCTACATCAGAATTTTCAGGGTCTTGCGAAATGTCAATAGCTTTTATTGGTAAACCAGCAGTTGTAGCACCAGTTGTTACATCCAACTCAGCACCAGAAATACCAGTAGTGGTGCTTCCAGCACTTGTATGAACGATATCAAAATTACCAAACAAATCAGCTATCGGAAAAGCCGCATCGCATTGAATTTCATAGATAACATTTGGGTCATCTATAACGAAAGCAATAATGTCAGAAGCATTAGTGCTAGCAGGATAAAAATTACTAAATTTTTGCTCCTTAGTTGTTGGGTCAGTATACTGAACACCATTGAATACACCTACAATAGGAACTGTATCTCCAGCATCGTGTCTTTCGATGTGTCCACCAGTGACTTGTTTTACTAAATCACCTTGAAAGATATTAGTTCCATGATTTGCGGCGATTCTATATCGGCTTTGTCCACCAGTAAAAGGCATACCACCTATTTTACCTACAGGACGCAGACCAAAAGCGGCATCTTGATTTGCCATTTGAACTCTCCTTATTTTTCATTTAAATTACGATTATTTCCAAATGAAACATTGCTGTTTCTTTGGGGTTTAGATTTTGGCATGATGGGATTATTTTCTCTCATCCAATCACGATCCACAGCATCCATTTGTGTCTGTGTTTTATTTTTAAAATAATCCTCACGTTGTTCCACAATTTCTTCTGGAATTCTAGCAAGTAAAAGTCCACCAGTGCCTATAACACCTGCATTTTTTCCTTCATCAATAACAGGAGCATCAAATTCTGGATGGTCTTCTGCTTTAACAAGTTCGTAACCTTCACGTCTTCTTTTAAAGACATTGTTTTTATCGTCATATTCCATAACGGACTCACGTATCCACCTATGTTTATAACCTATAGGTGCTTCAGGAGCATCTAACGCAGATGGTGGCTTCCAATCGTTTCTTCGCTCTGTTTGTTCACGAGATTGCGAATCTCGACTTTTTCTATCAATTTCAGCCATTATGCACTCCTTGAGTTTATTTTCGCAACTTCCTTGGCATACCTTTCAAGAGGTATGTTCATTTTTTTAGCAAAAGCTACTTGACCAGGGGATAACTCCACAGTCTTTTTCCGTCCAGATTTTATAGACCGTCCGTTGGACGTTGCAGGAGCTACAGCTTGGACGTTTTGCCGTTTCTCCTGAAACTTGTTTGGAAAACTATCTTTCATACGTTTATCTATTTCAGAATAGTATTCGTCAGATGTTGGATCAAAACCTTCAGATCCAACTAATTGTTGATGTAAACCTTGAGCAGCACCCGTCATAACCATATCTGTTCCAAACCAAGTATTAGACTTCATCCAAGTTTGTAATTTTGGATCAAGGTCCTCTACTTTTGGAACTTGTTGCCTAGCTTGTTGTTCTGGTTGAGGTTCTTTTAATTCTTTAGCTTCTTGTTCAGCCCTAGATTTTTGAATACGCAATCTTTCTTTTTCAATAGCTAGTTTAGCCATAACATCTTGAGCTTCTGCCATTTTTTCAGAATCACCAGCATCATAAGCTTCTTTAAACAATTTTTTAGCCTGATCACTTTGACTCTCAACACGAGTTCCATATTCACTTATATAACCTTGGTCAAGGTTAGATAATTTTTTCTTTAAATTATCGTTCTCTTGTTTTTGTTGTTGAGCATATTGAATTGCAGCTTCTGCTTCTTCCAAAGCTTGTTTTCTTTTAGCTGTTAATTGATTAATTCTTTTTTGAACATTTTCACTGTAATCTTCAAGTTCTTCACTTGATTGTTTTTCTTGAACATTTGTTCGGGTTTCTTCTTTTTCTGGAACAACTGGTATTTCAGATGCAGATGTTTGTTCTTCTACTTCTTCAACATCCACAGAAACAACTTCATTTTCTTCTACAGCATTTTGATTTTCTATATTCATTTTTATTCTCCAATTTCTTTATACATAGGAAATATCACTAGGGTCAAGTATTGTTGCGATAATATTGTCATCATTTATCAATCTTACCTCTAAATTCTCAATTTTAAACCTATTTCCAGCATATCTTCCCATAAGAATCCAACTTTTCTCGGAACACCAAGGACCTGTTGGGAATTTCCCAGAATCACTGTAAGCATCAGGACCAAGTTTTACGACATACCCAGCAACTGTTGCGAAACTTTCACGATCCCGTGTCGCATCAGGTATATAAATACCACCTTTAGTCTTTGACTTCATGTAGTAAGGTATAACAAGTATTCTATATCCTACTGGTTGAGGAAGTCTTTCCAAAGCTGATGATTCTAATTTGGAGGGGTCTTCTGAATTGGGGTTATCTTCTATTTTTGGAAACCCTTTTTTAACTGCTTCTGGGATTTCCATCGTTGCTTCTTTTTTACGTGCATTAGCAATTCTTTCTGGCACGAATAGTTTTTTAACCATCTTCTAAATCTATACCTTTCATCGCAGCTATTATTTCTTCTTCAGCGTAAGTCATGCCACGTATTTGACCTACAATAAACCGATAATCCTCAATAGAGTTTATCGCACCATCCGAAAGAGATGTTGAAAAATCTTCTTTTCTCTCTCGCAACTTTTTTAACAAATGTTCGGCTAAGTTAATTCCGTCCATTACTTACCCTTTTTATTTATCATTTGCAATCCTTGTTTTCCAAAGCGATATCCAAATGAGCTGCCTATTATAATATATAACATATTGGCAAACCAATTTGGCGTGGATTGTTCTAAGAAAACAAAACCTTCCTTAACAAAAGGTTGTGTCCAAGGCAGGAATGAAGCCACAAGGATTGCTCCAAAAATAAGTGACCAAAATTCGTCCTTCCAACTTTCACCCATTTGATTTGTAAGAGCCTGCTCATTAAGAAAACTAGATGTCGCTTCTGTCTCGTAAACTTTCGCTTCGGCTTTGGCTTTAGCCACTTTAACATCTGTTTCTGCTTTGGCTTTATCAACACGTCCTTGTAACCACGTACTGGCTAATGAACCTATTGGTCCTATTATACTTCCTAGTCCTAACATATTAACTCCTTATTTGGTGAGAGATGTTTGGCATTATCATCAAATATTGGTATTTATTTTAAAATAAGTATTAAAGTTAAAAAGAAACCAAACACCTCTCATAACTTGGTGAGGAAGGCAGGCACCCCTGCGAACCCTCCTCGTAAATTAACATTTCCATCTTCTTCTTGCTTGTCGTATTCTTGAATTAGGATCATTCCTAGTTTTTGCTGAACTTCTTTTCAATTGACCTAATGATCTTGCACAATATGATTTACGTCTTTTAGCTGCTTTACTTCCTTTTTTAACTTTACCAGTAACAGCCGTTTTTAATTTACTACCAGGATTTTCACGTCTATATCTAGCAACACCTTTAGCAGTCATTCCTGCACCAGATTTAGTAGGTCTTTTATCCCCACCTTTTATAGTATAGCCTTTCATACTACCTTTTTTTCGTGACACGTTTCTTTCTCCTTGCAGCTTCTACCCTTCTTGGCTTACCTGCTGGTTGACCTATTCTTTTCTTTTGAGCAACTCTTTTGGCTTTTTCAGAACTTGACATTTCTCCTGAAGTTTTTGGGGTTTTAGAAGATACCCTCTTTGAGGGGCGACAATATGGAGTACCCCGTTTCTCACCTTTTTTTCTCCCACAAGCCTTCCCCGTCCTGACATCTTTCCAATCTTCCTTAAACCACCTTTTTAATGCTAAACCAGCTTTTGTTTTACGAACAGCCATTAGAAGTTCCTAGTTTTTTTCCTTCTGGAATTTTCTACTTGTCCACAACCTTTAGCTATGTAACCACCTTTATTCATCTTTACAACGCCACCAGTGGCTTTCTTTTTAGTTGATTTACCATAATTAGCTGCACCAACTTTTCTACATTTAGCTATAGCTCCTGATGCATAAGCTGATGGAAATACTCTATAACGAGCTTTAACTTTTTTATAACAAGCATCTTTTGGCATAACTACCCCTTTATTGTTTTAGTAATCCATAAAAATAGTGCATATACAACCAAACCATATACTGTTGCAATTCCAATATCAACTAAATGTTCACGCATATGATAGATGAATTGTATACCAGCTTCAACGTCACTGCCACCACCCTCATTGAAATTAACTGTCTTAGTTAAGTTTTCTACGTCACTTATCGTTTGTTCCATCATTTACTTTTCCTTTTGAGGTATGCAGTAAGTCGTGACATAAACTTTGGAAAACGCAGTTTGTTGGTGCGTGTTTTGTGCTCGAATTTTTTCTGCAAATTGGAGACACGTATTAAGATCAGAGAAATAGACATTTTCTTTTATATCCGTTCCATGTAAAATTACTATTAATACCCATATCACCTACTGAGCTACATTCGCCTGTGTGTTAGAAACATTTGAACCATAACCACCACCAAACATACTACCCATCATGCTTCCTAAACCACTCATAAAAGGGTTCATAAATGGATTAGGGCTTTGAAAAGGTTGTTGTGTTGAAGGTGTAGATAATCCTGTACCTGGATTAGTGCCAAAATTTGTAGATGGACTTTGTGGTTGTTGATTACCTATATTAGGTTGAAAATTTGGTATAGAAGCATCTCCCTTATAATACGTTGTTGGGTCTGTAACAAATGTTGACCTATCAACTGGTTTAGGAATTTGAGGAAATCTCGTTCCAGATGGTAATCTTTGACCAAAACCACCCATACCACCCATGTATGGACTCATCATTCCACCAAACATTCCATAATTAGGCATACCACCATAAGGTGACATACCAAACATACCTAATCCACCAAAAGGTGATCCATAGCCACCAAACCCTCCAAAACCACCCATCATAGGTGGTCTGCCAAAACTAGGTCTTTGATAACCACCTCTAAAAGGATTAAAACCACCTCTTGGTGTAATGACTTGTCCTGCTGGACCTATTTTTACAGAAGGATCATATCTAGGTTGGTCAAATTGAAAAGAATCTTCATTAGAACTTGGTTCACTTGGTGTACGTGGTACACCCATTAACATTTGTTGTATATCACCCATAGACATAGTGCTTGGATATAAACTCATTTACCATTCTCCTTTGAACGAGTGAACGCAGTCGTTCCCATAAATGTTGCAACGATACCTAAATTTGCCACAACATACGTTGAAAGTAAAGCTGTAACCATCTCAACTCTTGCATCTGGTATTGCTGGTGACATGACTAACACGATTAATATGATAGATGATATAGAAGATACCCAACAAAGCATCCTCTGTTGATCTTGCATCTTATCAGAATTTTCAAGACGTATCATATGTTCAGTCCTAGACAATTCTTCATCACTTACAACACCATCACCATCTAAATCAAACTGTTCGTACTTACTGCCTTTTTGTAATTTTTTGCTCATTTGAAACTGTCCTTTATACTTTTAACTACGTTCTTTAACGTAAAGGGTTTTTCATTAGGTCGATATTTACATTTCATTTCTCTTGGACATTGCACATTTCCAGCACTCATGTCAATGTACTCATTCCATTGCGTGTAGTTTGCTCCAACGTAAACACAGATATGTTGGTTCTCTGTTCTCATTTGTTTTGCTAATCTACACGTTGTATGTTCCTTGTCTCTTGCAAAAGTAACAATTGCTAAGAAAGAAATGATACAAAAGAAAATTAGGAAATAATAAATAAAATTATATAACATAATCATCACGCAACACTCTTGCTAATAAGCCAGATCATCCAACCAAGAGCAGAAAATCCTATAAGACAAGCAATACCCATAATGGTATAATCTCGTATCATTTTTTGTTGTTCTGCTTTAGCATAAATAGCTTCCTGTCTGGCTTTACGTATACGACCCTCTTCACGGAGCAGGTCTTCGTAAGCCATTAAGCCATAGTGACCAATTAACCAGTTTTTAAGGTCCTCCCTTTGCTTCTGTACTTTCTTCTTAGCTGCAAAACTCTCCATTGCAACTTCTTGGACAGAGCCGTTAAATAATTTATCAAAGGTAGAGGGATTGTTAGAGTTCTTGTGAATGTTATCTATGTCTGAAACAGCACTCATCCATTTACCCAAAGTGGCTGTACAATCTTCAAGCTCTTTGCCTGCTTGAACCATAGATACGAAAGTTTTGTAGCAAGTCGTGGCTGTAGTGACTGCTGCACCTAGTGTGATGGGATCAATCATATTAAAAATACTTTGCTTGTTTTACCTTACCTACTATTCCCCCTTTGTTAAAACGAAAACCTTTTTGTCCAGTGTAAGGCTCTATCGCATAATTTTGTTTATTTTTTGCATTATATTGACGATTTTCAGAGATTCTTTCCATAGCTCTTCTCTGTGCTGGTGTCATACCAGAAAAAAGTTTAATCGACTCTTCTACAGTCGGAAATCCTTTTTTACGTTTTGACATTTAGAAAGTGCCTTTATAATGCTGTCCAGACATCTGTGATGATGTACCACCTTTAACAAGACCACCTCTGTTCTTTTTTGCAAGAGTTATTTTACCTGACTTAATTAAGTCCTGTATAGTAGATCCTTTTTCACGAGGAGCATAATCTTTAGGATTTATTTTATCAGGTGCAGTTTCATAAGGTTTAGATTTTTTAGCATCTTCAACTTTGTCAGGTAAAGTCTGGTAAGGTTTAGTTTTTTTCTTATACCCTTTAGGCCCTGCTACTGCACCACCCCTTTTCATAAAACCCATCTTGTTACGAACTTCAGTTGGTAATTTACCTAAACCTTTATTATCTTTAGGAACTGGTTTTAGTGCCATATTACTTCTCCTTCTTTGGTCTACCTTTTTTCTTTAACTTTGGTTTTGTAATTTTAGGTGTAGCTTTTACCTCACCACTGTCAATTACTTTTTCTACTTCAGGTTCTTTTACTTCATGAAACACTGGTTCAGGAGCAACACCTTGTTTAGCGTTTCTTCTGTCTACCTTTTTTTGTTTCTCAACTTGGTAAATTTTTTCTCTAATTGAACTAACCACCTTGATTTCTCCTATTGTTTGCATTAAATACTGCAATGTCTTTTTGAGCTTGGATACGCTCTTCTGCAATACGTGTCTTATCATCTAACGACTCCTCTTGAATGTCAATTCTCTGTTGATCAACAAGACGTTGATTTCTTTCTTTTTCTTCTTCAAGTTTTTGTTTTTGTTCAAATTCTTGAGCTCTACGTTGAACATCAGCACCTTTAATTGCTAATTCTTGCTTACGTATTTCTACTAACGGATCAGAATCCCCTTCTGGAGCAAGTGTTTGTGCATACTTCTCTGTTAAATCACCAATTATTTCAGCCGCACGATTTTGTATTTGCATTTGCATACTTTCCATCATCTGTGGGTTTTGCTGCATCATCATTTGTTGTTCAGGTGGTATGGTTGCTGTAATCTCAGCTTGTGCCATAGCTTCTGCCATCATACCAATATGTTCCTGTATATGACCTTGTAATGTCATAACAATCGTTGCATTAACTTGAGCAACAGGTGTCGATAATATTGCTAAGTGAGCTTCTATATGTGCTTCGTGATTTTGTTGTGGAAATGCTTGTAATCTTTGTCCACGCATAGCTTCTTGATTTTCTTTAGCAGGATTAACTGGTTGTGGTTGTTGTGGTAACGGCAATATCTGATCAATGTTAGAAACACCTAATGCTTCATACATCTTACGATATGCTTGATATAATCCTTGTTGACCACCATGCATCTCTGGATTGCTTTGTACCAACTGCAATTGTGTCTGTGATAATGCAATTCTTTGTGACATCGAAAAAATGTTCGGGTCACTGACAGGTATGACATCTATTCTATCATCAAAATCAGTTTGCATGATCATCGGAGGAGCACCAGGCACCTGATATGGATATGGCTTTGGATTTTGTGCGAACACTTGTGCGAGTAATTTAAACTCATGTTTTTGCGAATAATGAAGACGTTTATGAATAGCACTCATCACCTTTGTACCACGTTCCATAATCGCCATTGTCGTGCCAACAGGTGTTTCACCACTCATCTCAC